CTTCTATCTTAGTCGTCTTAGATTCTCCTATAACTGTCTTGTAGATTCTTCTACTCCAAAAGTGATGACATTGAGGACCTCCTTTGAAAAGCCAAATTGAATAAGTAGCTGCTCCGTCAATACCAAACCCTGCATTTACAGGTATTTTACCCATATTGATAATGTCTTCCTTTCTGTAAAGCTTATTAGCTCCTTCCATTTTTTTGCAAAAATCTCTTTTACTTCCTGATTTGTTTTCTAAGAAATTATCGTTAGAATAAACATATCTAACTCTAAAGTAATCACCACTCTTTTTAGATAGTCCATCTTGTTCTGACTTACGGCTTGGAATAGCTCTACCTGTTGAAGCTAGTTCTAACTTCTCAGTCATTAACTCGTTTAATACTTCTTCATAGTCAAAGTCTTGGTGTTCTCCATCTACAACTTCTTCTTCTATTAGTTCCCAATCTTCAGGAATGTCTTCTCCAAATTCTTCAATAAAAGCGTCTAGTTCAGTCTTTTCAGTTGATAGTTGAGTAGTGAAATCTTCTTCTTCTTGTTGCTCTGTTAAATCAGGCAATCCCAAATCTGCACGAATTTCTTGAGTAGTCATAACTTCTCTAATCGTTTCAGAATCAAATTGAATTGTAATTGGTTTAAGTTGTACAAACTGAACAGGCATATCCATTTGATTAACTTGGAATATCTTGTGTAATGTTTTTATTATTTGATTTTGGAACGGCATTACTACAGTATTTAAGTAAAAGTTACTAGCGTTTAAAAGCTCGTCTGCATTACTTGAGAACCCATTAGCACTATCCAAGCCCATAAGTGTCTTAGACGTCACCCTATGACCTGATAGGATGTTGCTAGTAAGTAGTTCTTGAAGTGCTAAATACTGTTTGTCTAAATCAGCAGGACTAATTGGAGTTATTTCAGGTACTCTAGTCTTATCGTCTGAGAAAGTCAATACAAATTTCCCTGCATTTGAAGCACCCGTAAATTTATCTGTAAGGCTTTGTTCTATCTGTCTTCTCTCCTCAGCAGTTGGTATGCCGTTAGCGAAACTAATCATAAACGATCCTGTAAATCCGTTAGATATATTATTCAAGTGAAACTCTGAAACTTTAGAATCAATTAAACTCCAATTATTACAAGAAATGTAGTCAGCCGTATAATAAGAGTTCATATTAGGACTATAAAGCCCTGTGTAAAGAATTTGATTAGGAGAAGTTCTATCGTTTACATTAAAAGCAGGAACTCTATAAGGCTTGTTCGTTCTTGTATTTGCCCAATCTCCTGATACATAGTAACCTCTAGTCTTTCCAAATTCATCAGGACGTTCACATCTAATCTTTTCAACTGGTATGTGGTAAATCTCAGCTATCTGAGTTCTGTCTTTAGACCATACTATATTAAGAGCAAATGCTCCTTGAAGCTTAAAATCAAAAGCTACCTTTTTTATTACCTCGTGAAGCGTTTCATTACCATTAGCATTATTCATAAAGTTCTGTAACTTTACTCTTGCTTCTTCATTTCTATCGTCCTCATCAGTTATTACTATATCTTCTCCTGCAACCATTTCAGCTGTTGCGTTTACGATTGCAGCCGTTATTGAACTTGAATAATACAGATCAATTAGAAATTGAGGGTATAAATTAGACCATTCCCCTGTTGCGTCCCCGTAAGAAATCCATTCCTTACCTCTTACTTCTTGAACTACAGGTGCTGTTGATGTTTCTAAATTTATTGAAATTATATTATCCATTTTATAGTTTTATTGTCCGTAATATATATAGTTAGTTCCTGAAGGTTCAGGGTGCTGAGTGTATTGCACTTGCTCTGTTCCTGTCCTTTCCGTTAAGTTCAGTATTCCTTTAGTTACTATTCCTTGAACCACTCCGTTAGTATCAGACACAGGAAGTACATCTGTTTCAGTAGCAGGTGCTTTTCCATAAGAAATCGTAACAGTACCTATCCAACTTACTTCATAAACTTCATATTTCCAATGACCTGCAGGTAGTAGTTTAAACTCCCCATCGTAAAGATTTGGAACAACATTATAAATGAAGTTTAACTTAGTGTATCTTGTTTTAATACCTTCAGGTAAAATAGGGTATGAATATTCTACAGCACCATTCATATCGTTTATAAACTTTACAAGGAATCTTATTTGAGTAGAAGCTACTGATGTATCTATTCTATTGTCTTCAGTACAAATGAAAGCTGATAGTCCTGTTTCCGTAATTGCTTGTATCATAGTATATAATAGAAATAATCCTATTCTGTTTGGTTATAACGAGAAAAAGACTACCTAAGTAGCCTTAATCCCTATAGTGAACGCTAGATTGCTCTATATACAGACGAACTGCAACACCCTCACTAAGTGTAAAAAAAGGGTAACCGTTAAGCTACCCTCTTTAAAATATATAAAAGAATACTAATTAAGAAGTAACTATTGTTCCCATTGTAAATGCTGCATTGTCAAAAGGTTCTGTAGTGTAGTCTTCTACCATTGGGAAAGGTAAAGCTTCCATTCCGTCAAAAGTAAGAGTGTAACCTCCTCTATCACCCCAAGCTGCACCTGAGTCAATAGTTCCTGCGTTAAGCTCCATTCCGTTTGCTGTTCCTAAAGCTACGATTGTATCGTGTCCGTTAGCTAATGTAGCGTTTAATTGAGCAAATACAATAAGTTTAGTTTGACCTAAAAGCTTAATTTGATTTTGGTCTTCTTTTGTTAATTTGTTAAGTATAAGATTTAAAGTAGGAGTGTAAAAAATTGTTCCGTTTTCCTTACTACCTGTAATTGTTTCAGAAAGACTAGCTGTACCCAAAGGCATAGCGTATCTATAAAGAACGTCAGTTCCCATTTCAATGTCAGTTACTTCTCCTGCTGTTTGTGGTATAGATGTTACTTGGTCATAAACTGCGAAATATACGTATTTGATACCTCCACTCGTTCTCGAGCAATCAAGTCCCCTACCTTTTGTTAGTGCCGTACAAGCCATTTTCTTTGTTTTTTAGGTTAAGGGAGTGAAGGGTTTTACCCCCTCACTTCCGTTTATTTAATTATGATTGGTGAACGATGTCAGCTCCGATACCTAACTGAACACCTGCTGAGTAACGAGCAACTAACCTCATATTGTCACTTCCGTCTAAAGCAGACATATCCATTAATTTGATATTTGCAGTTTGGTCAGAAATTAAATCTGTACCGAAAAATAAATTAGATTTTTCTGCTGCTACTAATTGGTCATTTGGCATTCCGTTACATACAGCGATTTTGTACCCTTCAAAAACAGGAACGTAATCACCATTCATATTGTAAGCGTTTACATATCCTAAAGTAGAAATAGCAGATACATATAAAGCGTAAGTCTTAGGACTCATGTAGATATGTAAATCTTCTTTTCTTAATACAGCAGAAATATTAGTTGCCATATCTTTTGTTAAAGTTTGTAAGTTAGCAATAATGTTAGCTGCTGTGTAAGCTGCTGAAGCAGCTGAAGTGTTTACTGTACCGTCTACTGCAAATGCTCCTGTAGTAGCTGTTAAGAATCCTTCAAATTCTCCTCCTGTTGCTGCTGCTCCTGACCATACTGAACCTTCAACTCCATTAGCGATAATTTCTCCCATATAAGAGATAACATAATCGTCAAAACTTGCAGGTGGTGGTGCTCCTGCTCCTGCTCTCATTTGTAAAGCTTCCCAAGAATCTAAAAGAGTAGCCTTGCATAAATCAAGATTAATTTGTAAGTTCTTAGGCTCAAGAACATTTTCTGTCAAGGCAAGAGTTCCTGCGTCAGTAAAGTCGCAAGAAGCGTCTGCTACTAATGATGAACCTGCCATTTTTTGAATGTTAGACTTATACTTGATGTTTTCAATCATAGTTAAGTAGTCTAGTGAGTTTGCTTGGTTTAAAGCTGCTGAGATGTAAAATCCTGCCGCCTTTCCTGCATAGTTGCTTGTCGTAGTGAAAGCCATAATTTTTGTTTTTTATTTATTAATTATTATTTGTTTAAATCGTGTAAGAACTTTTCTCTTTTAGACAACTTAGAGTAGTCTTTTTTAGAGATCGGTTTCCTTTCTGAACTGAATTTATTTGTATCTAAA